AATTATAACTGGGTGCCCCTTTCTCAGCGGGACGCGCTGCCCCCAAGTCGAATCAATTCTCAAAATTACAATTTTACAAAAAAATTCTTTTATTATATCTGAATAACCTTTAACAGTATAACTGCCTTACCTACAATGCAGAAAATCGAAACCTATACGCGGAGTTTGGCTGTAGTAGGCGCTGGGTAGAACATTTGGGGTATAGAGGGGAGTTGAACTATACTCCCGAAATATCCATCCCGTAATTAGGCGGGACACCTACATAGGAACAAGCCCATGGTTCGGAAAAAGAAGAAGCTCATTATCACCTCTAAGGAGGATGTCACTGCGAAGGTGAATAGAAATGCGCGTGTGGTGTCACCGGGTGAAGATGAAGAGGATCAATACTTTAAGGAGAACGAGGAAATTGAAACCACCCTCTCCACTCTCAACTTCGACAATATGGAGAAGGATGATCTGTTGCGCGAGATACAGAAGGTGGACAAGGAGTATTTGCGTATCAATCTGCGGTTATCGGGACTCCATAAGAATCGTCGTCATATCTTCAAAGGCGATCAGGATGCATTGAATCTTCAGTTGCGTACTTTGAAGCAGCGCAGTGATATGTTATTCAAGTGTCTCGATAAGGTGTTGCCAGATAAGAAGCAGACTACGCTGGATCTCAATCTCAATTCCACGGAAACTGATCAGATCCCCACCAGTGTTCTGGAAAAGATCATTGCCGGTACCATCACGGAAGAAGAGATGGAACACTACCAGCATTTGTTTGATAAAGACGAAGCGCAGGAAAACGCAACAAAACATTAGGGTACTTGCTATGGGTGAAAAGAACTTCGCCAAGATTAACTCGTTGCAGATGTCTGCTGCGAAGAAAATGCTGGAACGTCAACAACAGCATGATCATCTATCTCACTTCATCAAACGTGTTTTCGAAACCGTCGATCCCGGTGCCACCTACATGCATGCGTGGTACATCGACCTGATTGCCGAACATCTTGAAGCTGTGTGGTTCGATGAAATAGAGAACTTGTGCATCAACATGCCTCCACGTTTTCTCAAATCTATTGCTACCACTATTGCATTCCCCGCGTGGGGTATGGGACACAATCCATCCGAGCAATTTATTGCTGCTTCCTATTCTGAGAAGTTGTCAATGAAACATAGCGTGGACTGTCGTCTGGTCGTGCAGTCAGATTGGTATCGTCAAGTCTTCCCTGAAGTGCAACTAGCGAGTGATCAAAATGAAAAAGCAAAGTTTACGACTACGAAACGAGGACATCGCATTGCAACTTCTGTTGGGGGTACTGCAACAGGCGAGGGGGGTAACATTCTCATTCTCGACGACCCAATCAATCCAAAGAAAGCTTTGTCCGATACTGAGAGAGCTACTGCAAACGATTGGGTGGATCAAACATGGTCAACACGTAAGAATAATCCTAAGAAGTCCCACGAAATTATTGTCATGCAGCGACTCCATGTTAACGACACTACAGGGCATGTACTCGACAAAGATCCAGACAAATGGACGCACTTGGTTATTCCACAAGAATCTGAGAAAAAAACCGTTGTCTATTTCCCACGCAGTAAACGGAAAATTACTCGGAAGAAGAGTGACCTTCTACATCCAGAAAGAATGGGCCGGGTTGAAGTTGACGGAATCAAAAAGCGACTTGGAAGCTACGGATACGCTGGACAGCATCAACAGCGACCAACCCCAAAAGGTGGTGGGCGAATACAACTAGAATGGTTTCCACGGTTCGTAGTCAAAGTAGATCGCAACGATCCCAGTGTGGAACAGGTGATGATGTCCTTCGATACCGCGCAGAAGGAAAAGGAAATCAATGACCCGAGCGTAGGTGGTGTGTTCTTCAAAATTGAAGGGCAGTGGCGATTGGTTCACATCTGGAAGGACACCGTTAGGTACCCGGATTTGAAGAAGAAAGTCATTGAGATGGATAAGTTCTGGAAGCCGCAGGGGGTGTTGATCGAGGACAAATCTTCAGGTGAATCGCTCATACAGGAACTCAGTGATGGTGTGCTCGACGAGAAAACGGGGAAAATTACGAAGGTGCCTGTTATTGCAATACAGCCAGAGGCGTCTAAGATATTGAGATTAGATGCCCAGACACCGACGCTGGAGGCGGGAGTACTTGCGCTACCTGACCCGAATAAATTACATTACACGTGGCTGTCCTACCTCGAAGAGTGTCTTGGACATTTTCCAGCACCAAATTCGTGGGACGAACTGGACATGATGTCTCAATTTTTAAAGTACATCCGTGATGATGATGATGCCGCACTGACCGTCGTTCCCTTCAGTGCAACATCGAAGAGTCATTACGTGGGGAGAATGTCCAGTGACCGTTAAGAAGAAACCAAGACGCACGACGAAACGTAACAACATGAAGAACATGGTTCGCAATAATTCCGAACTAGGTGTTACAGGACTTAAGCATTGGTCAGGCCGGGTCAATGAAGAATGGCTTAATGAGCTGAAAGGCTACCGGGCCATAGGCACCATCAAAGAGATGCGGGACAACGATCCCATCGTCGGTGCCATACTCTACGCAGTAGACATGTTGATCCGCCAAGTCGAATGGAAAGTCGTACCCTTCGCCCCGGACGTAGTTCAAGATTCAATGACGGAAAGATTGGCTGGCGTAAAATGCCCATCCGTTCACAAGACACACTTGACCGTTGGACATTCGATGCCAACGGCGATCCCAAAGCATTCGTTCAACAACTCTGGCACCAAGACCATACGATACAGCAAAGAGGAAACGCTGTAGGTGGTTTGGTAGAGATTCCGTTCTCTCGCGGGTTGTTGTTTCGCACCACCTCCTACAAGGGGAATCCGCAGGGCAGATCCGTCCTGCGCAATGCCTACAGACCTTGGTACTTCAAGAAACGGATTGAAGAAGTGGAAGGCATTGGCATTGAGCGTGATCTGGCGGGTCTACCTGTTATGCAGGTACCCGCTAAGATTATGTCTTCATCAGCAACAGACGATGAAAAACAAATTTATAGTGTATGCAAAGACATCGTGACGAACATACGTCGTGATGAGCAGGAAGGAATTATTATTCCGGGTGACAGCGATGCCAGTGGCAATAAGCTGTATGAACTAAGCCTTCTCTCGACAGGGGGTCAACGTCAGTTCGATACGAACGCAATCGTGGGGCGCTACGATCAGCGTATTGCTATGACGATGCTGGCAGACTTTGTTCTGCTGGGGCATGAGAAGGTTGGTTCATTCGCCCTATCCGATAGTAAGACATCGTTGTTCGCAACGGCTATCGGCGCGTGGCTTGGCGAGATAAAGTCTGTTTTCAATCGTCACGGTATTCCACGTCTGTTCGCACTCAATGGCGGAAAGATGAATGAACTTCCCATGTTGGACTATGGTGATATAGAATCGCCAGACCTCACAGCACTGGGCGGATTTATTCGTGAGATGGCTGGAGCCGGGGCGACGTTGTTCCCAGATGGTGATCTTGAGGATCATTTGCGGGATCTGGCTAACTTGCCGAAGAAGCCTGAGAAAATTAAAACTTCCGAAAGTAAGACCCGCGAGGCAACGGAAGAAACGGCGGCGGAGACAGCAGAGAGTGGTGCGGTGCCTGAAGAGATGGGTGGTCTACCAGACACTGACACCAAAGAAACACCTGCTGCGGATCTGTCGCCTGAAGAGGCATCGGAGTTGGAAAACCCAGCTGCCGATAAAGATGAAGATGAAACCAAAAAGCGCCAAACATCAAATGGAGTGTGCAGGTTCTGCAAACGGGCAGCGAGGATCAAACTTTTACACTCTGAGGGACGTGCTATGATCAAAGTATGTAGTGATCATGTTAAAAAAGGTACGGCAACCCTTAAGGCAAACGGTATCGAGGTCGAAAAGACCGTCGAACTGTGAAAATTATGACAAAAGTGAAGCTTACAACGAGCTTCTCTTCAATGAACCGTCGAGAAAGACATGAAAATGCGCTATCTAATGCGTTTTCCTGTATAAAAACACAGTTTCTCTGTGTTTTCGTGCTGTTTTCACTTAAAAATCAACCAAATACGTTTAAAAGTTTATCCTTTTAAGGGGTTAGTTTATGCCGTTTTCCAGTAACGTAGATTTACCAAAAGCAATTAAAGATGTCTTGCCTGACGAGGCCCAGACGATATTACGCAACGTGGTGAATTCTCAGCTGGGAGATGGCAAATCCGATGAAGTAGCCTTCGCATCTGCGTGGGGCGCGTTATCCCGGCAAGGCTGGGAGAAAAACAGTGATGGTAAGTGGACTAAGATCGAAAAGTTCAGTGCTTTAGTCAAATTCAAGTCGTTCGACACTGAGAAGCGTCAAGTGTTCGGATGGGCGTCCATTGTGAAAACGAAGGATGGGGAGGTGATCAAAGATACCCAGAACGATGTTATTACTGTTGACGAGTTGGAGAAGGGCGCTTATACATTCGTCAAGACATCACGTGTGGCTGGTGAAATGCACGAAAAAATTGGGGTAGGCACTTTGGTTGAGTCTATGGTGTTTACTAAAGAGAAACAGGAAGCATTGGGTATCGCAAAAGGCACCATGCCAGAAGGTTGGTGGGTTGGCTTCGAAGTTGATGGCGATGTTTTCGAGAAAGTCAAAAGCGGTGAATACTCAGCCTTCAGTATAGGCGGAACGGGTAAACGCAAAATGATAGAGGACTGAGAATATGGCGGATCAAGCAGAGTGGATTGAAACAGCAAGTGGCGCTGCGGGTGTTGCAACTGCGACGAAAGCTGCTGCAACAGGTAAATCTTTTATTGTGGATGGCGTTGATGCTAGTTACGCTGGTGCCGCTGAGATTGGTTTACTTGAGATCAGAGATGGTACGACTGTTATCTGGTCTGGTCATGTACACCAATCACGCGAAATTCCATTTCCAAAGGGTCTAGCTATCACTAAGGGCGCTCTTGCAAGTGCGACACTGGCTGCTGGTGCTGGCGTATCTAAAGTCAACCTTCATGGCCGAACACGAGGATAACAATCATGGCGACTAATGAACTTAGTGATTTGAAATTGAATGAGGTATCTATCGTTGATGCCGGTGCCAATGAAGATGCAAATATCCTGCTCTACAAACGTGGCTCTTTTAAAACAGAATTTGGTCGCCAGTTTCCCATGGGTGACTATGCATACGTTCCTGATCCCACGAAGCCGTCGAAGTGGAAACTTCGCTTAACGGCAGATCCGGGTGCTGGGCCGAATGCAAGGATCGTTGGTGCTGCGGTTGCCGCATTAGGCCCAACGGGGTTTCGGGGTCGGAAGGTTCAGATCCCAACTAAGGATCTTCCCGGCGTGAAGGCGAAAGTCTTGGCTGCTTGGAAGAAGCTACATCCCGATGCAAAAGAACTGCCAGCATCGTTAACCAAGATGGACGCTGCGGAAGAAAAAGCTGTGTTCAAATTTTATATGTTAGGTGATAAAGGAGGAAACGACATGTCTCCAGAAGAACTGGAAAAACGCTTCGAAGCATTGGAAAAGTCCAATACGGAACTGACCACGGCTAATGAAGCTTTGACAAAACGCGCTGACGATGCGGAAGCTGCCCTGAAGAAATCTCAGGACGAGCATGCTGAGTTGGTGGACAAAGCAAAGAAGGGTGAGAATCCTTTTGCTGCCAAACCCAAAGATGGCGAAGAAGAAGATGACGAGATGAAAAAAGCTCGTGCTGCTTTGCCTGAAGCCGTTCGCAAGCGTATGGATGATCAGGATACTGAAATCCAGAAGCAGGCTGATGAAATCGCTAAGATGAAAGAAGACTCTGATCGTCAGTCTTTCGTCAAGAAAGCTGAAGATACCTATGGTGATCTGCCGGGTACTTCCGCTGAAATGGGCGAAGCACTTCGTGGTATTCACAAGGCTGCTCCGGGTTCGCTCGAAGTGATCGAGAAAGCTCTTGCCGCAGGCAATGCAGCGATCAAGAAAGCCAATGAAGAACTGGGTTCCGGTGGTGAAGGTGATGGTAACGACGCTCTGCATGCACTTGAAAAAGCTGCTGGCGACATCGCTAAACGTGATGGCATTACCAAGGAAGCTGCTTTCGTAAAAGCCAAAAACGAAAACCCAGAACTGTGGACTAAGCATCGCGCAGAAGCTAAAGCTGCTCACTAAGTAGCTCTGGTTTTTTGTAATTTTAAATTTTAATTAGGAGGATTCGAAAATGGCTCATGAAGCTCCATTATTTATGCCGGGTGGACTGCTGGCTGATGCTGACTTATCAGCTACCCAGTTCATCGCGGTGATCATGGATGTCACTGACAACGATGTCATCGCTGCTACTGCTGGTGCCAAAGCAATTGGTGTTTTGCAGAACCAACCAGTTAACGGAGAAGAAGCATCTGTCATGATGGCAGGTCTTTCGAAGATCGTTTCTGGTACTGGTGGTTTGACTGCTGGTGACAAGTGGACTCCAGAAGCTGGTGGTGCTGCTGTAGTTGCAGCAACTGGCGATGAAATCTGCGGCACTGTAATTCAAGGTGCAGCTGCTGGTGCAATCGCTACTGTCTCCATCGGTCTGGACGGTTAAGATTTTTTAACCGGGTTACAAAAATTTATTACTAGGAGGAATTAGAAATGCCATTACAACCGGGAAGAGGTGATGTGCATGTAGACGCTGCACTGACTAATATCAGTGTCGCCTTCATGCAAGATGCATCGCATTTTATTGCAGCGCAGGTATTTCCTGAAATCCCTGTCACGCATCGTAGTGACGAATATTTCACGTATGACCGTGATGATACTCGTCGTGATGAAGTTAAACCACGCGCACCGGGTGCTGAATCTGCCGGTGGCGGTTTCAACATGGGTACGGATAACTACTCTTGTGATGTGTTCGCATTTCACAAAGACGTAGCTGATCAGACTCGTGATAACGCCGACCCAGCAGTTGATGTTGACGAAGATGCAACACGTTTCGTTACTCAACAGTTCCTGATTCAACGCGAAGTTCGTTGGGCTTCTGAGTTCTTTGCCACTGGCATTTGGACGAATGAAGTAACTCCAGCCACCTTGTGGGATGACGGAGCTTCAGATCCTGAAGCTGACATCGATCTTGGCAAGACCACTATCCTGCTGTCTACCGGCTACATGCCGAATACCCTTGTGGTCAGCTGGCAGGTTCACCAAGCCTTGAAAAAGCATCCATTGATTGTTGATCGTTACAAGCACACCAGCTCGGAATCGATCACAGCTAATATGATTGCTGCATTCTTGGAAGTTGAAAAGTACATTATCAGTAAGGCGTCTTACAACACAGCTGCTGAAGGTGCGACTGCGGTCAATGCCTTTGTTGCTGGTAAGCATGCTCTGCTTGCATATGTGGCTCCAAGTCCGGGTCTGCTAACTCCATCAGCTGGGTACACCTTCGTGTGGAGTGGCTTCACAGGTGCCAGCTCTGTTGGTGCTCGTATTAAGAATTTCCGTTTGGAACGTAACTCTTCGGATCGTATCGAAGGTGAATTCTCCTACGACAACAAAGTTGTCTCGGCGGATCTCGGTTACTTCTTCCTCAACGCGGTTTCTTAATCGTCATTGACTAAAAGGAGTTAGCTCATGAACGAGCCGTTAGGTGAATATGGTGGTGAAGTAACGCGCAAAGTGACCTTGTTTGGTGAAACTTACAAGGTTGGCGCGATACTTTCATCGGAAGTTTTGGGGGAAGTCAGTTTACGGCACAGACGTGCTCTAGCTGGCGCTGGATTGGTTAAGTATTACAGTGAACCTGAAGGGACTGTTGCTACTGTTAGTGCAAAGTCGCCTGATGTGAAAACCACTGAGAAAGCCAAACAGACCCCAACCAAACGCGCAGCTAAGAAGACTGTGAAGAAGAAAGCTTCACGCTCTACTAAGAAACGCAAGAAAAAGTAATGGAGGTGTTATATGGGTGTCCCAACCGGAGTAAATCGACCAGTTGATCGCAGTCAAGGTGTACAGTCTGCGAACATGATGGAAGCGAGCAACGGTGTGCATCTTGGTGGCGATATTTGGATTTTTGGATTC